GAGGCTGAGTTAGCAAATATTCTATCAACTGAGATTCTTGCTGAGATCAACAGAGAAGTTATCAGAACAATCTACAAAACTGCTGAGACTGGTGCTCAGGTTAATGTAGCATCTGCTGGTACATTCAACTTAGACGTTGATTCAAATGGTAGATGGTCTGTTGAGAAGTTCAAAGGACTTCTATTCCAGATCGAAAGAGATGCAAACGCTATTGCACAAAGAACTCGTCGTGGAAAGGGTAACATCATCCTTTGCTCTGCTGACGTTGCTTCTGCATTAACAATGGCTGGTGTATTAGATTACACTCCTGCTCTTAACGCTAACTTAAACGTAGATGACACAGGTAATACATTTGCTGGTGTAATCAACGGTAAGTATAGAGTTTATATCGACCCATTCGCTGCTAACAGTGCTGCAACACAGTACTACGTTATCGGTTACAAAGGTACTTCTCCTTACGACGCTGGATTATTCTACTGTCCATACGTTCCTCTACAGATGGTTCGTGCGGTTGGTCAGGATACATTCCAACCCAAGATTGGATTCAAGACCAGATATGGTATGGTTGAGAACCCATTCTCACAAGGTACAACACAAGGACAAGGAACACTTACTGTTAATGCTAACCGCTACTACAGAAGAGTTGCTGTTACAAACCTTATGTAATATAAATAATCTCAGTTCGAGATGGATCAGAGACCCGAAAGGGTCTCTTTTTTTGCGTCTAAATAGTAATATGAATGATAAAAAAGCTGCAAAACTTATTATCAAGAGATCAAAGAAAAATCCACTTTTTTATACAAAAGACGAAATTCGGTACGCAAAACTAATCAAAAAACTACATAAAAAGAAAAAAAAGTTAGATGACTGACTCCGTATCACCCTTTGATAAACAAATTGCCAACAGGAACTACATGTCTCCTCTTGGTTTTAAGTTGATCTTGACCAAAACACCGAAGGTAGATTTTCTTTGTCAATCTGCAAATATACCTCAAATAAGTATGGGAACTGCTGTTCAACCAACTTATTTGAAGGATATTCCTGTGCCTGGCGATAAAGTTTTGTATGATGATTTAACCGTTCGTTTTCTGGTAGATGAAAAGATGGAGAACTATCTTGCAATCTACAAATGGATTACTGGTCTTGGATATCCAGAATCCATAGGTCAATATGACCAATTAAGAAAAGATGATATCAGGACTGATAGAAGAATTGGTGATGATGGAGATCCTCGTTATTTTGAATTTTCAGATGCTACACTACAAGTTTTAGGTAGTAATTATAAATCAACCATCCATGTTAATTTCAAAGATGCGTTTCCCATTGCACTTTCAACATTAGATTTTGATGTGTCTCAACGTGACTATAGTTTCTTTACCGCATCAGTAACTTTTAAATATACAATATATGAGATTACTGACCCTAACGGTGTTAGACTAGATAACAAACCCAAAAAATAATTTTACATGATAAGCCTTGAAAAGATTCAGTCCATGTGGCAAGAGGACTGTAAGATTGATATTGACAATATGCATGAAGAATCAATTAAGATTCCACAATTACATTCTAAATATCATGAGATGTTGAACAATTTAATTTTATTGAGAACTAATGCTCAAAAGATACAGAAGAGTGTTCGTCATCAAAGATATGAATATTATTCTGGAAAGGCAGATCCAGAAGTATATGAGAAAGAACCATTTCCAAAAAAGGTTAGAGATAAAGATGCCTTGATTAGATATATGGATGCTGATGAGAGATTAACAGAGGCAAATCTTAAAGTTGAATATTACAACGTGATGATCAATTATATTGAGAGTATTTTAAAACAGATATCGAACCGTACATATCAAATCAAGAATTCAATTGAATGGCATAAATTCCAAGCTGGATTTACATGACCCACCTGATTATCAAAAAGAAGAATGAAGTCTTTGTGACCATTGACTCCGAACAACATGTGTATCATGAACTCTCAGATCATTTTACATTTGAAGTTCCTGGCGCTAAGTTCATGCCTCAATACCGTAATAAGTATTGGGATGGAAAAATTCGACTTTATGATATGAGAAAAAATGAAATTTATACTGGTCTTGTAGATCGTATTATTTCTTTTTGTAATCGTCAAGATTATACTTATGAGTTTGAAGGTAGTAAATTTTATGGATTACCCATTGAAGAGAATGAATTAATCTCACCAGCTGGTGTAACCGACTATGTAAAAAGTATATCAAAACATAAACCCAGACCATATCAGATCATGGGTGTTCATGATGCTCTGAAACATAATCGTAAATTACTATTATCGCCAACTGCATCTGGTAAATCTTTGATGATTTATGCAATCACCAGATATCATGTTGAGAATAAACGTTATGTTTTAATTGTCGTTCCAACAACATCTCTTGTTGAACAGATGTATAAAGATTTTGAAGACTATGGTTGGGATGTTGTAAATTATTGTCATCGAATCTATGCAGGGAAAGAAAGAAATACAAATTTAAATGTTACAATCACAACTTGGCAATCAATCTACAAGTTAGATAAAAAGTATTTTAATAACTTTGATGTAGTGATTGGTGATGAAGCACATCTATTTAAGTCTAGATCTCTTGTGAGTATCATGACGAAGTTACTTGATTGTAAATATCGATATGGTTTTACAGGAACACTTGATGGAACACAAACACACAAATGGGTGTTAGAAGGATTATTTGGCCCAACATACAAAATCATCAGAACAGATGAACTGATGAAGAAAGGATATCTATCTAAATTAAATATCAAAGTTTTAACACTCAAACACCCAGCAAAAAAATTTAATACTTATGAAGATGAAATACAATATTTAATCACACATACACAGAGAAATAACTTTATTAAAAACTTAGCTATCGATCAAAAGGGTAATACGTTAATATTATATACAAGAGTTGAGAGTCATGGTCTCCCTCTCTTTGATCTCATAAATAAGAGTAAGGAAGAACACAGGAAGTGTTTCTTTGTTCATGGAGGAGTAGATACTGAGGATCGAGAAGAAGTTCGGACAATCACAGAAAAAGAAGATAATGCAATCATTATCGCATCATATGGAACTTTCTCAACTGGTATTAATATTCGTAATTTGCATAACGTCATTTTCGCATCACCTAATAAATCAAAAATTAGAAATTTACAAAGTATAGGAAGAGTTTTAAGAAAAGGTGACAACAAAGTAAAAGCAACTCTCTTTGATATTGCTGACGATATCACTTACGGTTCCTCGAAAAACTACACATTAAATCACATGATGGAGAGGGTTAAGATTTACAATGAAGAAAATTTTAATTATGAGATGCTCACGATACCTTTAAAACAATGTCAAATAAATTTCTAGCTGTTATAAAATTAAATACTGGAGAAGAAGTTATTGCAAAGATTCAAAAAGTTGAAGAGTTTGATATAATATCTTTGGATTGTCCAGCAATGATCGGACACTCATCGTTCTCCCGAAAACCAGGCATTAGTATTATTAAGATTGAACCTTGGATTAAAACAGGAAGAGAACAAACATATATAGTGGAGATGAGTAACATTATCACTACATGTGAGATTACTGATGAAGAAGTGATCTCTGCTTATAATAATTTCGTAAAAGCATATTACGAAACTGAAGTTCCTAAACTGAAACCTAAACCAAAAATGACAAAAGAGATGGGTTACATATCTAATGTTAAAGATGCCCGTAAGAGCCTAGAGAATATCTTTAAGAATAGCTAATCCGTCCCTTTGAACCCTTACAGAGTTATTGTAATAGTTTTTAAGGGTATTGTCAAGCGTTGTAAAATAGTGTATAATAATGTTATGAATGAACAACACAAACAATGCCTTCCATGCCAAGGACAAGAAAAAGATCGGAACATTATGTAAATAATAAAGAGTTCCTTGCAGCTATCATTGAATACAAGGATAAAGTTGCCTTAGCTGAAGCTAGAGGTGAAACAAAACCAGTTATCCCAAGATATATTGGTGAATGTTTCTTAAAGATTGCAACTCATTTATCTTTTAAACCTAATTTTGTAAATTATATGTTTAAGGATGATATGGTATGTGATGGTATTGAAAACTGTGTTCAATATATAAACAACTTTAATCCAGAAAAATCTAAGAATCCTTTTGCATATTTTACTCAGATTATACATTATGCTTTTCTAAGAAGAATACAAAAGGAAAAGAAACAACTCGAAATTAAAACTAAAATTATTGAAAGATCTGGTTACGAAGAAGTATTTACTGTCGATGGTGACATGACAGGTAGTAGTTCTGATTACAATCAAATTAAAGATTCAGTGCAAACACGCATGAATTATCAATGATAAATTTTCTATTAGACAATCATGAATTTCTTGGCAATCATTCTATTCCTGAGTTTATTGTGGGTTATATTTTCGCTGCGGCTCTTATCATTGGGGCTCCTGTAGTATTTCTCATTATATCTTTTATGTCAGCACTTATGAAAACAAGTGGTAAAATGACAGGATATAAAGAATATGAAAAATATGGCCCATCATCTTGTAATGATGCACCACCTTTCATTCTTCCAGATCCCACAAAAAAATGATTAAGTCAGCACTTAAATATCTAAAAGAAATTAGAGATAGTGCGAAGTATCTATTAGATGGTCTTTCAGTAACTCTTGATCACATGGGTCGAAGACC